CCTATAAAGATAGCGGACGTTGAAAAGGAAATTGATTTTTTAAGTATTTTTAAAGATAAAATAGAGCCTATTACGATAAAGCATAGGTCTAAAAATATAGCGAAATTCGATAGAGCAGTTTTTACCGATACTCACATTGGTATGGATGTCAATAAAGATGGATATAGTTTATACGATGGTTTATGGAATGAGGATCAAATATTTAAACGACTTGAAATATTTGTAAACGAAATAATCAAAAATAAAAAATCAAATACTTTATTTTTAAATGATTTAGCGGACTTCCTGGATGGATGGGATGCAGAAACAACAAGGGGCGGTCATAAATTACCGCAAAATATGGATAATCAAAAAGCCTTTGATGTTGCATTATTATTTAAAATTCGTTTAGTAGATAATTTATTTTTGTATTATAATAAAATTAAGTTTGTAAATATTTGTAATGATAATCATGCAGGAAGTTTTGGTTATATTGTGAATAGTGCTTTTAAGACTTACATCGAGTTGAAATATCCAAACAATATTGAAGTAATAAACCAAAGAAAATTTATAGATCATTACATAATTGGGAATAGATGCTTTATATTAACCCATGGGAAAGATGAAAAAAGTTTAAAATTTGGATTTAAACCGAAACTTGACGCAATCCAAATCGAGAAAATTAAAAACTATATTGATGAATATAAATTGCACAATTATAAAATAGAATTTAGTAAAGGTGACAGCCATCAATTGCTATTCGATCATACAAGTAGCACAGCTTTTGAATATCAAAACTTCGGGTCGTTTAGTCCGCCATCGGACTGGATCAAAACAAATTTTAAGAACACATTATCGAGTTTCACAACGTTTAACTATTACGAAAAACAAAAAACAATTAACCACTTTATTTTTTAATTATGAATAATATTCCAGAACCGATCCAAAACATTTTAGATGAAGCAGCGACACAATACGCAAGTAGTCCAGCAACAACAAACGCAGGGTTTTTCTTACGTTTAGCTTGTAAGTTTATTAAACCGACAACAATTATAAAAATGTTTGCTCACAAATTAAGTTAATCGTTTGGTGTAATCGGGAATGAATACCGACAAGGGAAACATAGTAATCTTATATTACTGGCTAAGGGTTCGAGTCCCTTAATGATTAATTTTTTTTAAATCCGAATTAATTTTTTAGTTCGGATTTATTTATTTACTTTTGTAGTGTTAAATTCTCGCTGAGACTTCTAACATTCGATTAATAACTACGGTCAGGTAATTATTAATTATAACAAAATCATAAACTCGGGTCTTTATTGGTTCGGGTTTTTTTTACTATATTTGCACAACTGTAATTGTTATGCCTCTCGGCTGAAACGAAGCATACTAGAACAATTCTTATTTAGGTTAAAGCGAAAGCCAAAACGCTATGAACAACGAACCACTCCAAAGTACAAGGGGTGGTTTTTTTATTTAGAATGAATATAAATAAACAATTTAATGCAAAATAATTAGTTTAATTGTTGTGCATTAAATTAATTGCCTTATATTTGTACCAGCAATAAAGCGAAACACAAAAACAAATATTATGACAACTATTAAATCTCACAAAGTACACACAGCAGTAGCAAAGGCATTAAGATTTTCAGGTTACAAAGCAACTTGTTTAAGAAACAATAATTTTGACTTTAATGAATATGAAGTTAATATAAAAGGTATTAATGAAATTGAATTAAAAGAACTTTATAATGTAGTTTTTTCAATGTTTAATAATACAATGATTAACTTAAAAATAAATTAATATGAAAATAGGAGATATAGTAAACTACTTTGGTAAAGAAGCTGAAGTAGTTTTATTCAACAATTCACACGTTGTAATAAAATTTAAAGATGGTAGTAAATTATGTACAAAAAAAACAGCATTTAATAGATAAATATATGACACAACAAGAAAAAGACTTTAAAGAATTTATGGACGAATTAGATACTAAAGAAAAAATTTTAGGATTTGGAATAAGTCCGTTAACGATTATTCAATATAATTTAGTAGCTAAATCTAAAATAAATCAAAGATTAGAAAATAGATTTAGTAAAATGACCGCTATGGAAACATTAAATTTATTAAGTATAAATAAAAACCAATTAAAATGAAACACTTTCTACAACACAAACGCCCACAATTGATTTTTGCCGGGATAGTATTAACTTATTTATTAATCCAAATTACGAGAGTATGACGCCAAAAGCAAAATTAAAAAGCCTGGAGAAAAAAATGGAAAGTTTAGAGAATAGAAATACTACTATAAGTTTAAAAGAAGCAAGTAGATACTTTCACGACATCGAAAGGTATTATAAATTAAGACAAGAGCACTTTCACTTAGAATTTGAAATTAACCACTGCCAAACGTGCGGTAAACCCTTTAAAAATGAACAATAAAAACCCAGTAGGACGCCCCTACAAATGGAAGGACAAAACGGAATTAAAACGATTTCACAGATTTTTACCTTTAAAAGCAATGCCAGAAATATTAAAAGCAATCGATGTAATTTGTAAAACTTATAAAAATGATAAATAAAGAAAAAAAATATACAGAAAAAGATTTGGAAATGGCTTGGAATTCAGCAGATCAAAATATGAAATTTCAATTTAGCAGTTCAAAATATAAAATAATTACATTTAAACAATGGTTAGAATCTTTTAAAACTTATAAAAATGACAAAATATAAAAATGATCCAACAGAGGACCACGACTACGAGCCAAGTGCATCGGATAACTTTTGGCTGTCACAAGACGCCCAAAGCAACGAAGCTAAAGAATATGTAAACGAACTTGAGAAGAAAATAAGAGTTTCTAAAATAGCTTTACAATTCCTTTACGATGTGGCAAAGCAAACGGAACTAACTTTTTTTGAAAATAATATAAATAAAATAATCAATAATTTAAAATAAGATGGAAGAGTGGATACAAGAATGCGCACGTTTCCAAACATGGTTTTCAGCATTAGGGGGTGACATTTCAAATAACGAGCAAATGATGGAAGCTTTTAACCAAATTGAAATTAAAAAACAAAGCGATAACCGATTAATTTCGCTTTTAGAACAGGATAAAATTAACCAAATAGAAGTACAATTATGATCTCATTTTTAGAATTTACCGAAATATTGAAATACGAAGCCGATGTAATGCGCTACACTAGATTAAGCATTTACGAAAGATGGTCAATCTCACAAGAGCGAAGTTTATGTTTGTCCCCAGATGGCAGAAAGTCCTATTTAAGCAAAAAAACTTATGCAACTTGCGAGGAACTTTTAAAAGAAATTAAAGAAACTAACTGGAGTAGATTATGGGGAAAAATATGATAAGAAATAGACTACTTGAAATTAATCAAGAAACATGGAACTCTGATAAAATTGATAAACAGGAGGAGTTTGTAAAACAGTTATTATTTGACTATTCAACATGGTTAGTAAAATATAGACAATTAAATTCAGTTTCTTGGGGATATACGGATAACGAACTTTTAGAAATTTACCAAGATGAAAATAGAGGATAAAATTACCAATAGCGTTATGAGTTGCCAAATTGCACTTAACCAACTCGAGCAGATAAAATATACACCTTATTACAAACAGTCGCTTAAAAACAAATTAAATAGCGTTTTGGCGGAGTTAATCAAAGCAGAAGCGAACCACTATGATAAATTTTTTGAACGTGATGACAATGCAACCGATGCAGTATATTCAGTTTTCGATACGTTTATCAAAAAAGTTAGTGAAATAGCTATTTATGATATGGAAAATATTTGTCATATTATAGATGCTTATCGAAAGGACCAAAAATCAATTGAAGGAATTGTAAACAAAATAAATAGATAATGACACTAAAAGAAAAGTTTACTACAATGGCTTTAGATAGAGACATTGCAGATTGGGAAAAAGCTTGTGAAAAAATAGCAGATGAATTTGCTATTAATTTTGCAATATGGAAAGAAAATAATGCTTTACAAGATATTAACGGGAATTATTATGCAGAAAGTAGAATTGGAGTTTCAAGAAATAATCCAATAAATATTTATCAATTATTAGAAATCTGTAAAAAAGAAAAAGGATTATGAGTAATAAAAAAGAAAAAGCAAAAGAGTTAGTTGATAAAATGTATCAACACCAATGGAGAAAAGATACTATTGAATTTAGAAATGCCAAACAATGTGCATTAATAGCAGTTGATGAACTTATTAAAATGGAATCAATGTTTTTATCTGAAATTATAAAAATATGTGATGCTGCTAAATTTAATTATGAAATTAATCATTCATTTTGGCAAGACGTTAAAAACGAAATCGAAAAACTATGAAATTAACAACACACCCAGACGGAGTGCAATTGAAGTCTAAAAATAAAAGATTTGCAATTTATAAAATAGAAAAAGAAGGTAAAATAATTCATAAAATAGAGGTTAAATCTTTAACAAAAGAAAACGGAAAAGAAATAGGGGCTATTAGTTTTATATCTAAAAATGGGAAAATAAAATATTCAGGAATAGGCTTCAAAGAAGAAGCATTAGTTGAATTATTTTATACTTTACGACACTATTTAAATAACATTTTATAAATAACTATGAAATACACAAAGTAACAAGCAAAAAAAGCAAAGGAAAAACAAGAAATAAAATATTTGCCAGACGTAAAAATTGAATATGGATTTTATGTAATTGAAAGTAAAATGAATTATGCTACAAATAACTAACGAGGACAATATGGTACTTATGGCACGTTACCCAGATAACTATTTTGATTTAGCAATAGTTGATCCGCCGTATGGGATTAATATTAGTAAAACAGGAATTTTAGGTAATAGTAGTTTTGCAAAAAAAAATGGGATAATGCAATACCTACAAAAAAATATTTTGACGAATTATTTAGAGTTTCTAAAAATCAAATTATTTGGGGTGGTAATTATTTTACAGAATTTTTAGAACCAAAATCAAGTTGGATTTTTTGGGATAAATTACAACCTGAAGATTTTACAATGGCAATGGGAGAGTTGGCTTGGACTTCTTTTAATAATCCTATTAAAATTTTTAAAAAAGGTATTAGGGGTGGATTTTTAACTAATGGAACTATTAACCATAGAATACACCCAACACAAAAACCAGTACAATTATATAAATGGGTGCTTGATAAATACGCAAAACAAGGCGACAAAATACTTGATACACATTTAGGTAGTGGAAGTATTGCAATAGCTTGTCATGATTACGGATTTGATTTAACCGCTTGTGAATTAGACAAAGAATATTTCGACAAAGCAATGCAAAGAATTAACAACCACGTAGCACAACAAAAATTATTTTAAATAATTTATTATGAAAACATTTTTTACATCGTTCTTTCAAATTGGATTAGTAGCCATTAATACTTATTTTATAAGTCACTTAAATTGGATAGGTATATTTTTAGCGTCTTTTGGAATATCACTTCTTTGGGCTTTTAATGTTTCAAAAATAAGTGTTTCGACAACAAATCAAAAGTTAACTTATGCTTTTGGAGCTGGTTGTGGTGCTATTACTGGATTATTAATTATTATTAAATTATTTTAAATAAAAACGCATTTAATTAAAATAAAGTATTATATTTGCAAAACAAAACGACAAGTAAGGCGGTCGAACGAAAAAAAACAAATCCCGAATTTTAAGAGTGCCTTACCTCTTTTAGTTCGGGTATTTATTTAAAAAAAATGGAAACATTAATTGAAATCATTGCAGAATTAAGAGCAGAAAAAGCAGAGTTAAAAATGCTATTGGAAAAAGAAAAAAGTACTTCCGAAACTTTTTACAATGCGTTTTCACGATCAGAAGCAGAATTAAAAACTATTAAATCTAAAGAAAATGTCTAAAGACCTATTTTTAATGATGCGTGAACAGGAAGTTCAAACATCAAATTTCGTACCTACAAAAAAAGAAATTCAGTCAAGTAGTAAAAAGTTTATTACTGAAATTTTAGAAGCTGGGGAAACCGACAAATTCGAGTTATTAGCACAAGCCAAAAGAATGATTGAAGCATTGGACGTAATTAATTCCGAACTTTTAAAAGTTATACCTCAAGAAAACTTTGAAGCATACGGATTAAAGGGAACATTTAGAAGCGGTGGAGATACTATAAACTATTCAGATGATGAAATCTATACCGAACTTAAACGATGTTTAGATGAACGTGCGGAAGTGCTTAAAATGGCTTTAAAACAAGATACGTATGACGCGTACGGAAATCAAGTTCCAAAAGTATCAACAACCCCGAGAAAATCAAGTTTGGCTATTTCATTTTAAAATTAAAAATTATGAAAAAATATAGATTAGAATATCAACAAAAAACAGGATATTTCCGTTTAGATAATTTTACACATAAAGAAAATACTAATGGATGGAAAACAATAATTGAAAAAATAAATGATAATGAAGTAAATCTATTTTTTGATTTTATTGAATATGGATTTCCATTTAAAATTAAAAAATATAAATTTTTAAAAGTATGGTATAAAGCACAAGTTTTTTTGAGAATTTTAAATTTTAAACAAAATAATTAACTATATTTACAAATCTTAAACAATTAAATATCTTATCTTATGAAACAAATTGCAACAGCTTTACTTAAAGCACAGTCCGAAATGACTACACCAAAAAAAGGTAGTACAAATCCTTTTTTTAAAAACAAGTACGCAGACTTAAACGACGTACTTTCTGCAGTAGTTCCTGCATTAAACAACAATGGTATAGTATTACTTCAACCTTTGGTAAATATTGAAGGTAAAAACTACGTTAAAACAGTTTTAATGCACGAAAGCGGAGAAACGTTTGAAAGCCTTGCCGAAATATTTTGCACAAAACAAAATGACGCACAAGCTTACGGGTCTGGAATTAGTTATGCACGTCGTTATTCTGTTTCTTCAATATGCGGAATTGGAAGCGAGGACGATGATGCACAAAAAGCCGTACAACCTAAACCAAATGCAACTGCTGAAATATTAAAGAAAGCCAAAGATGGAGGTTTTTCATTGGATCAAATTAAATCAAAATACACAACTACTAAACAACAAGAATCAGAATTTTTAACCCTTTAATTATCTTAAATTATGTCAGAAAAAACAAGTTTTTACGGAAGCATAGACTTCTCTAAATTGATGGAACAAGCAAAAGCTGGAAACAAAGCATTTACAAAAAATGAAAACGGAAAAATTTACTTAAACGTAAAAGTTTGGGTAAACGATGAATTAGATAAGTTCGGAAACATTGCAAGTTTTCAAAGCAGCTTTAAAGGTGCAACTAAAGAGGACAAGTTTTACTTTGGAAACCTTAAAGAAAGCACCCCAGTAATTGAAGAGGTTGCTGCATCGGATATTATAGATATTGATGAAATGCCGTTCTAGTATTACAATTAAACTTCCTATTAATTTAGGAAGTTTTTTTTTACATTATTATTTTATATTAAATAAAAAGTATTATATTTGCAAAAGAGAACGTCTACCTCTTTAAGATAATGGTTAAATAAACCAAACAAAACCCTTAAATGAACAGAGTAGACGCTGGGATTTTAGGGGTTTTTTAAATTTAAAAATTATGCTAAATATTGAGCAGCAAGAACTAAAAGAAAGATTATTATCTTTTTTAAATAGTTCACAAAATGGTTATTTTGGAATTTATGGAGCTGGTGGAACTGGTAAAACTTTCACAATTTGCCATACCATACATGATTATAAAGGTAAAATTTTATTTTTAGGAGCTACAAACAAAGTTACTAACGTTTTAAAAGATAGTTTATTTAAAAGTAATTACTTTAAACCTACAACTATTAAAACAATTGATAGTTTTTTAAAGTTTAAAATTACAAGGGATCACGAAAATAAACAAACTATTAGTTATTCTTTCCCTTCAAAAAATGAAATTCCAGATTTAATAATAATCGATGAAATTTCTTTAATTAGTTTTCAAAAATTTAATTTATTAGAACAATTAAAAAACGATTGTAAATTCATTTTATTAGGAGACTATTTACAACTTCCACCTATTGAAGAGGAGAGAGAAAATGTTACTAGAAATGAAGATGGTTTTCAGGTAAGCAAAATATTTTTATCAATTCCAAAAGAAAATACATTTACTTTAACAATTCAAAACCGACAAAAAACTGATTCCGATTTAGGTAAAATGATTAGTAATTTCAGAAAATTTATGAACGTTAATATTAATCCAATTTCTTTAGCGACAAAAAAAAGAAATGATATTGATATTTTCTATTATGATATTCATGATAAAAAATTAACTGAAATTATAAAAGAAAATAATTGTGTTGCAGTTTGCTTTAAAAATTTATCCGTATTGAATTTTAATTGGTTAATTGGAAGTACTAAATCAATGAAAAAAGATTATCGTTTAAATGAAATAAATATAGGCGATTCTTTAATGTTTGATCAATTTTATAACTCAAAAGAAACAAAATTTTATACTAGTAATATTATAGAAGTTATTGATATAGAAAAAAATTGTAATGAAAGATTTTATATTAAAGATGGAATGATAAAAACAATAATTTTTAATAAAATTAAAGTCAAAAATTCAGTAAATAAAATTGATGAAATAAGATATATTCATGGCGGTTTATATGGCCAAAATGGCGGTGGAGTTACTCAAAGTGTTTATGGTCAAAGAAAAACATATTTAGAACATATTAATAAAAATAAAAATTTAAATGAAAATAAATCATTTTTAAAAGATTTAAATACTAGATTTGCCGACTATCAAAATTCATTTGCAAAATTAAAAAGACCGTACGCTATTACATGCCATAAAGCTCAAGGAAGCACTTACGATGTTGTTATAATTCCCGTTTATGATTATTTTATGATGAATTTTAAAGACGCAAATCAATTGCTTTATGTTGCTTTATCTAGGGCAAAAGAAAAAATAATATTTGTAAATAAAAAAGAACAATTTGACCAAACAACAAAGAGAAAGAATTTTAGTGAATTTGAAAAACAAAGTATTGCTTCGCATTTTGATTATAAATGTAACGTTTGCAGAACTAATTTATTAGAAAGAGATTATCAGATTGACCACAAACTACCAATTGCAAACGGGGGCAAAAATTCAATTGATAATTTGCAACCGCTTTGTAAAAAATGCCATTTAACTAAAACAAAAAACGAAACTTATGGAAAATAATAACGAAATAAATATTTTTGAACTTCCAGCGGTTTCAAATAATTTTAGTGAGGATACAGGATATAAACAACCGAACTATAAAATTAGATATGAATGGTTTGTTAGTGAATATAATAATTTTAATATTCCAATTCCTGAAGAATTTTTATCGGAATACAATATGCTTTTTAAAACTTTTGGAGAAAGTGAAGTTAATTTAAGTATTGAAAAAAGTTTAGAAAAATTTAAGGTTTTGGTTACAGATGAGGTTCCAATGCCTGAAATAGTTTTATCTATTTGTGACGTAAATGGACAAAATAAAAGAATGGTAATGACCAGAGAAAATATATCATGCGTTACAGCTCAGGCAAAAGTTGGTAAAACTTTTTTAGTTAAATTAATTTTATCTGCAGTACTTAAAAAAGGAGTTTTTCAAAATAGATTATTAAGTGAATTACCAAACGGAAGGGATAAAATTCTTTATATTGATACAGAACAAAGTAAATATCACGTAAAACTAGGACTTTCGCATATTAAAGAAATGCTTACTCCTGAATTTGAAGCAGAATTAAGTAAAATGAATGTATATCAATTTGACGCAATAAGTACAAGCCAGCGTTTAGAATATGTTAAATGGTTAATTTATAACACCAACCCCGATTTTGTAGTATTAGATGGTATTTCAGACCTTGCATTAGATACAAACAACTTAAAAGAAGCAGACGAACTGGTAACAAATTTAAGAATTTGGGCAACCGAAAACAATTGTCACATTTTAAATGTAATCCACCAAAACCCAAACGACTTACAAACAAAAATGAAAGGCCATTTAGGTACTAAATTACAGGATAAAAGCGAAATAGTAATTGGAGTATCGGTTGACAAAGAAAACGACTCAAATAGAATAGTACAAAGTTTAGCGAGTAGAAATAGAAAACCAGAAGCATTTGAATTTAAAATAAATGAAAATGGAATACCGATTATAAGTGAAATTGAAATTACTCAAAATAAATTAATAGGTAAAAAATCACAAAAAACCGAAAAACCTGACTACCAACTATTTCAAATATTAACAACTACATATTCAAAAACTCCAGATAAATTAGGTTATAGATATGGTGAATTAATAAGCGCTATTATTTTAAACTACGAAAAAATATTTAGTGAAAACATAGGAGAAAGTATTGCAAAAAAATTATTAACTAAATTTATAGATAATGATTGGATTTTAAAAACTGGATCGCATGGATTTTCTGAATACTTTTTAGGAGAATTTAAGAACGAAAATACAAATGGAATTATTGAAAATTTAGATTATAATTTTGATAATATTGATAAAGATGAAGCTCCATTTTAATAAAATTAATTATAAAAACCAACTGGTTTAACCTAGGTTAAACTACAAAAAAACTAGGTGGTTTTTTACGCCCTTATAAGGGGCGTAAAACTAACCTGCTAGTAAAATAAAAAAAGTAAAAAACTACTAAACAAAAAAACCACATGTCTACAAAAAAAATAATGAATTTCGAGAATGCCATAAATAGAATTAATTGGAGATTTACAAATGAAAATGTAAAACCAAATGAATCTAAAATTACAATTAATCAGGACGATATTGACAGTGTAAAATTTTTAGTAAATTGGATTAATAAACAAAAACAGGAAACAATTAAGGAAAATGAATTATTTGCAAAACTATATTGTTATGCCTTAAGAAATGAAATTGAGTTTTATAAAGATATTAAATTCGCAAATGTAAAATTACAGGACGAACTAAAAAAACCGATTATGTATCATTATGAAAATATAGCAACTGATTTAAATAATTTGGAACTTACAAAATATTTTCAAAGTTTAGGATTAATCACAGACCACATGGAAAGAATGTTATTAAACGAGAAACAGGAGCAGGAACAAAAAACAATACTTAAAAGCAATAGTAATAGTTTAGATATGATAAAATATGTAAAAGGTATTTGGAGCAAAGAGAATGTATTTAAGGCCTTAAATAACTCAATTTCGGAATGCGTTATTAAATTTAAAAACATATTATGAAAACAGAATACAGAACAAAAGCAGAAATAGCACAAAAGAACTTGAAATATAGACGCACTAAAGCGCAAATGAATGAATACTATGCCAATAACAAAGAAAAATTTAATAAAAATCGTATCTTTGAAACAGTAGAAATTCCAAAATTAAGTCAACAGGAAATAATTTTAGTATTGCGAAAAAATCCAAAGACAACACTTTGGAATAAAGAAATTAAAAAATGGGATAATAACGATTGGAGAAAATTTAATGAGTTATAACCTAGACCCCGAAACAAAATTGCGTTTAGTTGCAACACATAAACAAACTTTTACTACCTTTGAAAAATTAATCACTTTCAAAGAATGGAAGGAATTAAAGAAAAATAGTAATTATTATTATTTAACATATCAATTATGAATTACATTTTATTACTAATTGCTTACGAGTTTATAAGAAAAAAATTAATTTGGTTATGGTATTATTTAATTAAAAAAGCAAATTAAAATGGCAATAGGAAAAGAATTATCCCCGATATTAGAAGAAATTGAAAACAGTTTATTGGAGTTTTCAGATTATAAACCAGAATTTACAAAGGAAGGGTTTAGAGCTGCAATTACTATTTTCAGTTCGGTAATGATGGATAAAATGTATGAACGTCAACAAGAAATAAAATTAGGTCAAAAACTATGTGAAGACCAAGCCGAGCAATTAGGAACAGAAATAAAAATCTTAATTGAAAAATATACGGGTTTGGATACATTTAAACTTTTTGAGTAACTTCAAAGTAAGATAAAAATGCCGAAACAAGGAGATATAAATAACCCAAAAGGGAAAGGCGGATTTGCCGATAATCCGCAAAATAGAGCAAATGGAGCATGGAGCAAAGAAACATCCATCAGCTATTGGTATAATAAATTAATTCGATTAAATATTGAGGAATTTAATGTTTTTGATCCTCAAACCATGGCACAAAATGCAGCCTACGCAGCGGTTAAAAAAGCTATTGAGGAATTGAACTATTTAAAAGAAGTTACCGACCGAACAGAGGGCAAAGCATCCCAAGCAATAGATGTTACTTCAGATGGTAACGAATTAAAAGGAAACACTATTATTTGGGGTAACAATGAGATAAAGATTTAAAAAAAAGTTGTATATTTACATTGGAGTTAAGATTTAGCGGTCTTATGCAAAAGGTTTTGACGTTCCTGCTCCAATTTTTTAATAACGTCAAATAAAAACTCAAAAAAAATGAATAAAGAAATTTGGAATGATGTTGTAGGTTATGAAAATCTATATCAAATTAGTAATTTAGGAAACGTTAAAAGTTTAAAATTTAACAAAATAAAACTTTTAAAACCTATGATTAGAAACGGTTATTTAAGAATAGAATTAAATAGCAAAGCTTATTCTATACATAGATTAGTTTGCGAGGCTTTTATATTAAACCCATTAAATAAATTACAAGTAAATCACATTAACGGAATAAAAAACGATAATAGATTAGAAAATCTTGAATGGTGTACTCAATCAGAAAATATAAAACACGCTATTAAAATAGGTTTAAAAAAACCTACTTGTGGAGAAATAAACGGAATGAGTAAATTAAAAGAATTTCAAGTTTTAGAAATAAGAAATAATAATTTAAGTTCAAGAAAATTAGGATTGATTTATAATGTTGATAAATCAATTATTTTAGATATTAAGAATAGAGTTATTTGGAAACATTTATAAAATGACATTAACCCCTAAACAAGCGGAAGCGATGGTGTTGCTACAAAGCGAGAAGTATAACTTCTTACTTTATGGTGGTGCCATCCGATGACGAGGCGGTAAATCTGTTTGGGGTTTGTCCGCCCTTCTTATTATGTGCGAGGTATTCCCTCGTTCTAGGTGGTGCGTTATTCGGGAGGACATGGAGAAAATACGGACTACTACAATCCCATCGTTTAGAAAAATAGAGCCTAGTGGTACGGTTAGACAATCCCCTTACGAGTACCACCACCCGAACGGATCTGTTATACTATTCAAATCGGAGAATTACGCACAAGATAAAGATTTAGATTGGATGAAAGGGTTAGAGGTTAACGGCTTTTTATTTGAAGAGATTAACGAGTGCCAACAGCAAACATTTTACAAAGCGTTTGAACGAGCAGGAAGTTGGATAATCAAAGACAGCATCCAACCTAAGCCAGTTATATTAGCAACGTGTAACCCCACATTTGGATGGGTTAAAACATTGATTTACGACAGATGGAAAAACGGAACTCTACCTAATGAATGGGTTTATATTCCTGCAAAAATAACCGATAACCCATATTTGCCA